CCCCCCGGGCCGCGGGTGTGGGCGGTTTGGCCCTTTTGCGGGGGCCCCCCCGCCGATGAACCATTCTTAAACTCAAAATCGAACGTTACACCCCAAGGAAAGCCGGCTGAAAAGCCAGTCATGGTCACATACGGATTATCTGATAGGGCTGTCCCGAGACCAGTTGCCTCTTGTATCAGTCCATTAATCTTCTCTTCGTACCACGTCGGATTATTCTTATTGGCTGGCATCGCTTCCTGAATTTCCAAATTCTTTTGATTTATCCTCGCGAGAGTTGAAGCAATGAGCTTATTGGTTTGTTCGAGTGACAACTCGTCGGCTGACGCTGGAAGTGATGCAAGAATGGTTACGGCCAGAAAGATAGCGCGTATCATGATGGGTCCTCCGCCTTTTGTTTAAGCATTTATCAAGCGGACGATCGCTTGAAGCTGTCAAGTACCGCAAGCTCTACAAGACATCCCGCTGGCAGCGCTTACGTGAGCGGCAACTGACTGCACATCCCTTCGACCCCGACAATCTCCAAAGCCTGTGCGCACCCTGCCATGACCGTATCAAACAGCGTGAAGAGTTGGGACAGGACGTCGTTCGGTTCGGATCCGACGGGTGGCCGGTTGGTTGAAGTGATTGATAAAGAAAAATCGAAAAAATGTTGAAAAATATTACTTTTTTCTGATTTTATACTTGACGACCCTCGACCGATGTGATATCATGCAAGGTCACCCTTTCGACCCCTCTCAGGGGGGGCATCAAAAAGTCCAGAAGGCCGTCAACCCCGGACCGGCGGGGACCGACAGCGCACGCATCTGCAATTCAAAACATGACCCCATAAGGATTTCATTCCATGGCAAAGCCGAGAAATCCCCTCGGCAAAGCGAAGGTCGAGGGTCGCGACAAAATCAATGCCGGGCGGTACAAAAACCGCGCGGAACCGGCCGCAAATGGCCCTCTTGGGGCTCCTCCCGTCTGGTTGAAGGATAGCGCCGATATCAAGGCGAAGTCGGCCTGGAAGCTTTTCGCCAAAGAGCTGCCGTGGCTAAATGAATCGCATCGAACACTGGTCGGTATGGCCTCGACTATTCAGGGCCGCATCATGGCCGGACAGGAAGTTGGTGTGCAGGCAATGAACCTGCTTCGCCAGATGCTTGGCCAGATGGGTGCGACGCCTGCTGACGCGTCCAAGGTGGCGGCACCTGAAGAGGGCGAAGAAAAGGATGATCTGCTTGACTGATATGCCTGCGCTGGAGCGTGTGAGCGCTTATGCGCAAGCTGTCATTGATGGCAGAGAAGTTGCTGGCCCTCACGTTCGCAATGCTTGTCGCCGCCATTTCGACGATCTCGAACACGGGCACGAGCGCGGGCTGTACTGGGACGACGATGCTGCTGATCGCGTGTTTCGGTTCTTCGAAGGGCGGCTGAAGCTTTCTGAAGGCCAGTTTGAAGGCAAGCCGTTCAAGTTGCATGCCTCGCAGGCTTTCAAGCTTGGTTCGCTCTTCGGTTGGAAACGGGCCGACGGTTCGCGGCGCTTTCGTCGCGCCTACATCGAGGAAGGCAAGGGCAACGGTAAGTCGCCGTTTGCTGGCGGTGTCGGTCTATACGGTCTGATCGCGGACAAGGAGGCTGGCGCGCAGATTTATGCTGCGGCTGCCAAGAAGGAGCAGGCGGGAATTCTCTTCCAGGATGCCGTTAAAATGGTTCGCGCCGCTCCGGCACTGGTCGAACGGTTGAAGTTCAGCGGCGGCATCGGGCGCGAGTTCAACATTGCGCATCACAAGTCGCAATCTTTCTTTCGCCCGATCTCGAAGGATTCCGGCAAGTCCGGCTCTGGTCCGCGTCCGCATTTTGCGCTTTGTGACGAGGTGCACGAACACCCCGACCGCTCGACGATGGAAATGCTGGAGCGCGGCTTCAAGTTTCGTCGCCAGCCTCTGCTGCTGATGATTACGAACTCAGGCAGTGATAGAAACAGCATTTGCTGGGAAGAGCACGAGCATGCCGTCAAGGTTGCAGCAGGGACACAGACGCCGGATGAGGATTTTACCTATGTCGGCGAGGTGATCGACGACACGACGTTTTCCTATGTCTGTGCGCTGGATAAAGGCGACGATCCGCTCAAGGACGAAACCTGCTGGAAAAAGGCCAACCCGCTTCTCGGCGTTATCCTGACGCAGGAATATCTGGCCGGCGTTGTCGCTCAAGCAAAGCAGATGCCAGGCAAGTTGAACGGCATTTTGCGCCTACATTTCTGCTGCTGGACCGATGCCGACAAGGCATGGATGCCACGCGAGACCGTTGAAAGCGTAATGGATGACTTCGATCCTGAGGTCGAACACGCAGACAGGCCGGTTTTCATGGGCGTCGACCTATCTGGCAGCAAGGACATGACGGTACTGGCGTGTGTTGTCCCGACTGGCTTCAAGGAAATGGAGCGTGAGGACGGATCTACAGTCAATCTGCCGACGTTTGATGCTTGGGTAGAGGCTTGGACGCCTTCCGATACGCTGGAAGCGCGAGAGCAGGCCGACAAGGCACCCTATGCGCTTTGGGTGAAACAGGGCTGGTTGAATGCCCCGCCGGGCAAGCGAATTCGATACGACTTCGTGGCTTCGCGGGTGCAGCAAATCGATCAAGCTTTCGATATCAAGGCCATCGCCTATGACCGATATGCCTACGACAAGTTCCGCGAGGAAGTCGAGGCGCTCGGGTTGGACATTGAACATGTTGCACACCCGCAGGGCGGCAAGGTTCGGGCACGTCCCGAGCCTGCGAAGGTAGAAGCGGCGAAAGCTGCTGGCTTACCGCCGCCACAAGGCTTGTGGATGCCGGGCTCGGTTCTGGCGCTTGAGGACATGATTATCGATGGTCGCATTCGCATGCGGCGCAATCCGGTGCTCATGACCGCCCTGATGGGCGCCACCTTCGACCATGACCCGCAAGACAACCGGTGGTTCGTCAAAACGAAGGCATCGGTGCGCATTGACGCTGCTGTCGCTCTGGCAATGGCAGTTGGCGTGGCGATGGACACACCGATCGAACCAGCCGACGTCGACGACTTCGTCAATAACATGATCACTATAACCTGGTAGGAGTGCCCATGGGCCTTTTGACTTGGGTCGGGAAGCCTTTCGGGCTTCTTTCCGGCCCATGGCGCGCATTCTTTGGAATGTCGACGACAAGCGGCGAGACGGTCACTTATGAGCATGCCATGCAGCTTGACGCTGTCTGGGCGTGTGTGAACTTGATTTCCAACGCCGTGAAAACGCTGCCCTGCAATGTCTACAAGGGCGATGGCGTTGACGTCGACCGCGAGAATCCGCTGTATGAATTGCTGCACGATTTGCCGAACCTGGACGATAGTGCGTCCGATTTCTGGGGTATGGCTGCCCTTTGCCTCTGTCTTGATGGCAATTTCTTCGCCGAAAAGAAGAAAAATGGCGGTCGGCTGGTAGCGTTGAACCCGTTCAATCCGCTTTGCGTCGATGTAAAGCGCGATGACCGGAACAACCGATACTACGAAGTGACCGAGCAGTATAAAAACGGCAAGAAGGGTGGCGTTCGCAAAATCCGCGAAGAAGACATGCTTCATGTCCGCGGATTGGTCATGCCGGGCTGTGATCGTGGGCTTTCGCCAATTGCTGCACAGCGCAATGTGATTGGTAACGCCATGGCTGGCGAAAAAACGTCTGGCCGCATGTTCAAGAACGGCATGATGGCTTCGGTCGTCTTGTCGTCGGATCAGGTTCTGAAACCCGATCAGCGCAAGCAGATTGCGGAATCGTTGCAAGCATTCGCAGGCGCCGACAAGGCTGGTGGGATTGCGGTGCTGGAAGCGGGTCTGACCCCGTCCCAGATCACCATCAATCCAAAAGATGCGCAGATGCTTGAGACGCGGCAGTACAGCGTCGAGCAGATATGCCGCATCTTCGGGGTTCCGCCAGTCATGATCGGACATGCCGCGAATGGCACGACGACGTGGGGCAGCGGGATTGAGCAATTGATCCTGCAGTTTACCAAGACCTGCCTCACGCCCATGCTCAGAAGCATTGAATCCGCGATCTACCGTGACTTGCTTGATGCAAAGACCCGCAAAACGACCGTTGTGAAGTTCAATATGGAAGGCCTTCTGCGCGGCGATAGCCAGGCGAGGGCAGAGTTCCTGCAGAAGATGGTTCAGAACGGCATCTACACGCCGAATGAAGCAAGAGCTTACGAGAACAAACCAAAAATGGATGGCGGTGACGAATTGATCGTCAACGGCACCATGCAGCCTCTGTCTATGGTCGGACACAACGGCGGGCCCCCGCTGGATGATGCACAGCCAAGCGCTGGATAAGGGAAATTCATGAAATTCGAACACATTTTGACGGCCTTTGAGGCCGAACCGTGGGCGATTCAGCGCGAAAAACTGGCCGTTTTGGCTGATGTTCTTGCGGCACGTGTGGCGGGCGACAAGCTCGTCACACCTGAATTTGCAGCTGCTGTTTCTGAAGCTCGTGCAAAGGAAATCGCCGAAATTGACGGTAAGGTCGCAGTGATCCCGGTCTATGGCGTATTGGCCGACCGAATGGACCTGTTTTCCGCGATGAGCGGCGGCACTTCTTACGCCGGCATCAAGCGCCAGCTGCACAAGGCATTGTCCAACGAGGATGTGAAGGCCGTTGTTCTTGATATTGATAGTCCTGGCGGCTCGGTACCGGGCACGGACGAACTCGCAACGGAAATTCGCAAATTGCGCGGCGGTGAAAAACCGATCATAGCGCAGGTCAACTCGCTCGCTGCGAGCGCCGCCTACTGGATTGCGTCGTCTGCCGACGAAATCGTTGTAACGCCGTCCGGGCGTGCCGGGTCGATCGGTGTCTATACGGCACACGACGATATCTCTGCTGCGTTGGAAAAGGCTGGTGTCAAGCGCACCTACATTTCGGCTGGAAAGCACAAGGTCGAAGGCAACGAGACCGAACCGCTTGGCAAGGAGACGCTGGCCTACATTCAGGACAGCGTGAACCGCTCCTATGGCCGCTTTTTACAGAGCGTTGCCGATGGGCGTGGCGTCACGAAATCCAAAGTAGAAGACGGATTTGGTCAGGGCAGGGTGTTTTACTCTGAGGCGCTCATGGACAGAGGAATGGCAGACCGTATTGCCACACTTGACGAAACCTTGGCCCGACTGGGAGCGAACACCGAGCCGGAGTACGTCCGCCGCGTAAAGGCTTCGAACGCCGCAAAGGCGGAAGCAGCGCAACTGTTGGCCAATAAGATGGCCTCCGGTGAAGAAATCACCAAACGCGAATTCGAGAACGGGATCAGGGGACTGATTGGCTTGTCGAACTCGGAAGCGGAGCGAGCCGCATCGCTCTACTTCAAGGAACGTCAGGGGGAACCTGATGCTGATGCGGAAAACGCCGCTGTTTCGGCGGCCCTCGAACGGCTTTTGGCCGAAACACGCACTTTCACAATTTAGTATCAGGAGGACATATGTCCGAAGTTTCTCTTGCCGAGAAGATCGGCGAGCTTGGCCAGTCTTTGGCTTCTATCAAGGAAAAGGTCGGCAATCTCGCGACCGATTTCACCACGCAGCTTCAGCAGCACGGAACTGTTTCCACCGAGCTAACCGGCAAGGTCGACAAGGCGTTGCTTGAACTCGGGGACACCACAACTCGCCTGGGCGACCTTGAAAAGCGCGCCGCTCGTGAAGTGGAAAACGTTGCTCGCGAACCAATGGACATCGGCGATATCGTCGTAGCGTCCGACAAGTTCAAGGCGACCGACGTATCTGGTTCTTGGCGTGGCTCTATTCGAGTAGGTATGGAACGCGCTGACATTACCTCAGCGAATACTACGGTTGGCGCCGGCCGGTCGGCAGGCACTTCGCTCGTTCCTGGTCATCGCGTCCCTGGTATCGTAGCGCCTCCCCAACGGCTTCTGACCATTCGTGATCTTTTGGCCCCCGGACGCACGAGCCAGTCAAGCGTTGAGTTTGTCAAGGAGACGGGCTTTACGAATAACGCTGCCCCGACTGCAGAAGGCGCACAAAAACCGAAGTCTGACCTGACTTTCGATCTCGAGACGACGCCAGTGCGTACTATTCCGCACATTTTCAAGGCGTCGCGTCAGATCCTCGACGATGCCCCCGGCCTTGCAAGCTACATCAACGCTCGCGGCACCTATGGGCTTAAGTTCGTTGAGGAGGGCCAGCTTCTGAACGGCGACGGCACTGGCCAGAATTTGCACGGTATTGTCCCCCAGGCGCAGGCTTTTGCTCCAGCGTTTGTTCCTGAACAGGAAACGGCTATTGACCGTCTGCGCCTCGCAATTCTCCAAGTCATCTTGGCAGAATATCCAGCGAACGGCTTCGTTCTCAATCCAATTGACTGGACGAAGATCGAGCTCACCAAGGATCTCGGCGGCAACTACATCGTTGGCAACGCTCAATCGCCAATGGGTCCGTCGCTATGGAACCTGCCGGTCGTTCAAACACAGGCAATTGCTGCCGACAAGTTCCTGACCGGTGCGTTCAATCTGGCTGCGCAGATCTTCGATCGAATGGACATTGAAGTCCTGATGTCGAGCGAGAACGTGGACGACTTCGAAAAGAACATGTTCACTATCCGCATCGAAGAACGCCTCGCACTGGCGGTTTACCGTCCAGAGGCTTTCGTGACCGGCGATGTCAATCCGCCCGCAACTCCTTAATCGTTGATGGGGCGCTTCGGCGCCCCTTTTCACGAGGAAAACATGAAAATCAAAGCGCTAAAAACCTTGGTCGGCAACTACGGCCGTCTGGACGAAGGCACGGTCGCCGATCTGCCTAATTGGCAAGCCGGCCCACTTCTGGCGCTTGGTTACGTCGAGAAGTTTACGGAGGTTGGCGATGGCCGACACGAAGACACGCAAGCGCCGGGTGGCGAGCTACATCGGAGCGGGAATCGTCGACCCAAATCCGGCTCCCGAGCCAGAGCCGGAGCCTGAAACGCCGCCGGAGGGTGGTGGCGATGGCACTGGTTGAACTTGAACTGCTGAAGAAACACCTTCGCGTGTTTCATGACGACGAAGATGCTGAGTTTGAAGTCTATCTGGCTGCGGCAGAGACAATCGTCATGGAATATGTCGACCGCGAAGTCGTGGCTACCGGCGCGACGCCGACCTTACCTGACGGCATTGAGTTAACCACGCCTATTACGGCCGCAATTCTGTTGGTGGCCGCCGATCTGTATGAAAACCGCGAACCTGACATGAAGGCCGAAGGCAATGCCGTTCTGCCGCGTCACGTTCGGGCGCTACTGGCACCGTATCGGGTGTGGCGCACGTTGCCGGTAGAAGAATAATGCCCTGGCTCCACTTCACAGCCACCTACGACTTCATCCCAAAGCCTGCAGTGACCATCCGCTATCCAGCAGGATATGTCGGTCTAGTGACCACGCCTTGCGCTAACCGCGCCATTGCCGCTGGCAAAGCCGAGCGACTTCCAACTCCTACAAAAGACGAGGCTGAAGCATGGCGAAGCGCGCAGGTGCCGGCAGCCTGAACTGCCGTTTGACGTTTCAGCGTCGCGAGCAAATAAGCGATGAGTGGGGCGGCACGCGCGGTGAATGGGTTGATCAGTTCACCGTGCCCGGAAGGCTGGAACCGCGTTACGGCAGTAATGCCGAAAGCGTCATGGCGGCGCGAATGCAGTCCATGCAGCCGTACAATCTGACCATTCGCGGCAGCACCGCGGCAAGGCAGATAACCGCATCGTGGCGGGCATACGACGCTCGGGCTGGGAAGACTGGGGAGAAGCCGAACCGGGTTTTCGGAATCAAGACCGTCGTCAATCCAGATGAGCGGAATGCCTATTTGGAAATGCTCGTTGTTGAAGGTGAGGAAACCTGATGGCGGTAAAGATCAAGGGTCTTGACCGCCTGCAAATAAAGCTCAAGAACTTCCCGGAAGTCGCTGAAAAGCTTGTCAGAGCCGCTATGGAGCAAGGCGCGCAGGAAATCGTCAACATGATGCAGAACCTGGTTCCCGTCGATGATGGCGAACTGATGGAAAGCATCGGCTGGACGTGGGGCCAAGCGCCCAAATACAGCCAGCGCATTGGCAGCGTTAAGTCGAATGACGGCAAGCTGACAATCACGATTTACGCAGGCAATTCGAAGGTTCGGTACGCGCATCTGGTCGAATACGGCAGCGCGCCACACGTAAATGGCGGGATGTTCCCCGGGACATTCAACCCAGGTGCCAAGGCACAGCCGTTTTTCTACGTCTCATGGCGGGCGAAGCGGCGCAGCGCACGGGCCCGAGTGTCGCGTGCGATTACCAAGGCAGCCAAACAGATAGCGGCGGATCGCTAATGGACCCGGTTCTAGAGCTTCAGGGCGCAATCATTCAGCGCCTACGCAGCTTTCCTGCGCTCGTCTCCCTGATTGGTCAGCGCAGCTACGATAACCCGCCAACGAACGACCAAGGGCAGGTTTCGCCCTCGATCTTCCCATATGTCAGCATTGGCGCGTCGAGTGCTCAACAGGCCGACACCGACTGCATTTTTGCTGACGATATCACTTTCCAGTTGGATGTCTGGTCGATCGAACCCGCCAAAAAGCAGATGCGCGACGTCGCGAATGCCGTGCGCCTTGCACTACGAGGTTGGGAACCCGTTTTAACGGCAAACGCTCTTGTGACGTTCGACTACTGGCGAACTGACTACATCCAGGATGGCGCGATCAATCATGCGTCGATCCGTTACACGGCGATCATCGAACAGCCATAAGGCTCCGCGCCGATCACCCCGAAAATCTGTTTATAGGCCGCCCTTTGGGTGGCCTTTTTCGTATGGAGGCCGCTTTGGCCCAAGCTACTACGATTAAAGGCGGCAAGGTCCGCGTTAAGATCGGCAAAGTTGGCGTAGGAGGTGAAATCACCTATGCCGCACCGTGTGGTTTTACTCAAAGGTCGATTAGCCTTACCAAAAACCTGAATGAAGTACCGATCCCGGATTGTGAAGACCCCGATAAGGTCGACTGGGTTGGGCGCGACGCGGTCTCGCTGTCGATGGGGGTAAACGGCGAAGGCGTATTGGCTGCGGAGTCAGTCGAAGATTGGCTTGATGCTGCTGAATCGATTGATAGCGTCCCCGTCCAAATTGATCTCGAGTTCCCCGCTAAGACGTACACTTATACCGGCAAAATGCATGTCGAAAGTCTCGAAATTGGCGGCAACAACGGCGAGCGTGCGACAAACAACGTTTCTATGCAATCCGACGGCGAGATGGTCCGCACTTCGGCGACGACGGCTCCCTAATGAGCAGAGACGCAAAAGTTGAACTCGACTGGGCGGATGGTACTTATACCTTCCGCCTCGGTTGGGGTGAATTGGAAGCGTTGCAGGAAGCTTGCGACGCCGGTCCTTGGGTCATTTTGGAGCGGCTTTTCACTAAACAATGCCGAGTTGGCGATATCGCTCATGTGATCCGGCAGGGATTGATCGGTGGAGGTTTGGAGCCGACGGCGGCCACGAAGCTCGTGCGAACTTATATCGAAAAGCGCCCGCCTGCCGAGAATATCGTTTTCGCCACCATCATCCTGCAGGCTGGCATTCAAGGTGTACCGGAAGAGCCGGTGGGGGAGCCAGCGGCGGCAAATCAGACGGGGAACAGCTTGACAGTCTCCCCAACGGTAAAGTCAGATTTGCCGCGGTCTACGGCAACGGTGCGGCGCTCGGCTTCTCGCCGCAAGAAGTAAGACGAATGTCCATGTGGCAGTTCATGGCTGCCGTTGACGGTTACGTCAAAGCTAACTCGACCGACGACGGCGGTTTAAGCCAGAAGGAAAAAGACGAGCTTTGGGAGTGGGTGAGCGAGGGGTAGGGCTGTTCAGCTAGTAGCAACCCAACTGCGTTGCTTCAGCCTGCGCCTGAGCGCGTTCAGCTTCCAGTATTCCAGCGTAGTTGGCCCGGCTAAGCAGTTGTTGGCATCTTAGTTCTTTGTTCGCCGGGTCCGATGCCTGATTGCTGGCGCAACCGGACATAGCCAACATTGCAACGCAAACTGTGGTTATCGCTTTCATAGACCTTCCTCCTCGCAACGGAGTATGGCTCGTGTCGGCATGGTTGGTAAAGTGACGCGGCAAATCTACTTAAACGGATTTAGCGAATTTGCGCCTTTGGCCCTCGGATCGATGGTCAAAGTATATGTGCCGCCCGGCAACTTGTAAGGCGCACATCGTTGTAAGGCCCGGTTGAGCGATTCCACGCCAGCCTTCCCAACCCCGTCTTTGGGGAACTCTTTGGCCGTGACATCCGCCAAATCTCCTTCTTTATCCAGTTCGACAGAGAGAACGATCTTGCTTGCCAATTTCATTGAAGCAGGCGGGCTCCAGCACTCCAACGCAGCCTGTGCGAAGGCGGCGTCCTGCTCATTAGCCAGCACTGGCATTGCCACGACTGCGGCAGCAATCACCAAAAAACATACTCTCATGGAGCCTCCCTGCCATGGCCACCAGCCTTGAATCTCTTGTCGTTCAATTTTCAGCCGATTTCAAGCGATTGGAAAATGCCATCAATCGGCAGCGCGGGCAGTTTACGCGTCAGATGCGCCAGATGGAGAAGTCCGCAGATGTCAGCGTACAGCGTATCAACGCGGCACTTGGAAACATTGGCAAAGGCACGATGCGAGACCTCGCGGCGCCATTGACAGGCATTACGGCCGCGTTGGGTACGCGCGAGCTGATGCAGTATGCGGATGCTTGGACCCAGGCCGGTAATCTCATTCGATCATCCGCGACCGCGGCTGGCGTCGGCGCTCGCTCGTTGAATGAATTGAAGGACGGGGCTAACGAAGCTCGAACAAGTCTTGAAGCCTATACTGACCTGTATGCTCGGCTGATCAGATCGGCTTCCGCTGTAGCCAAGTCGGAAGACGAGATTGCTTTGGCGACATCGCTTGTCTCGAAAGCTTTTAAAGCAGGCGGGGCATCGGCACAGGAACAAGCTGCTGGCATCCTCCAGCTTGGTCAAGCGCTGGGTTCCGGCGTTTTGCAGGGCGACGAACTCCGATCCTTGCGCGAAAATGCGCCGGTCATAGCAAAGGCAATTGCTGATGAGTTCAAGGTTTCTATCGCTGGCTTAAAGCAGCTTGGCGCTGATGGGAAACTTACGTCCGATCGCGTGTTCAAGGCTATCCTGAATGCTCAGAAGCCCATTGAAGCGCAGTTCAAAGCGACGAACGCAACGATTGCTGACGCATTCACACAGCTAAACAATGAATTCACGGCATATATCGGTAACGCGGATAAGTCGGCAGGCGCAAGCGCGCAGTTGGTTCAGGCGCTGCAGTACGTGGCCGACAATTTCAAGGAAATAGCCGACGTCGTCGCAGCCTTTGCCACCGTGCTGATTACCGCCTTCACTGGACGGGCGATCGCTGGCGTCGTCGTCGGACTTGGTCAGGCCGTTGTTGCGTTGGGCTCGTTCCTGACCGCGCTCCGCACTGGAACCAGTGTTGTTGCTGCATTCAGCGCTTCTCTAGGTCCGATTGGTCTTCTGGCTGGTGCGGCCGCCGGTGCCGTTTATCTTCTCTATAACAACATGTCATCTGGCGACCATGCAGCTAAATCGTTTAGTGAATCGGTCGATGGAAACAAGGTTGCCTTAGAAAACGCGGCTTCAGCCTCCCGACAGTACCAGACTGAACTAGTCAAACAGATCAGTTTGCAGTTGGAAGCAGCCAAGGCGGCTTACGCACAGGCAGACGCTGATTTCTCCGCAGCGAATGCGCGAGCTCAAGGGTTTCGAAAGCTAACCGGGCTCAAGTTTGAACCGCTGGAATATGCAGCCGATCAGGCACTGGCAAACGCAGACGCCCTTGGGCTGGCTGTTGGCAAGTTAGAAGACCAACAGAAAAAGGCTCAGCAGATCCTCGCATCAACGCCTTCTGGCTACGGCGGCGGTATAGCCACTACTCCAGAGGACAAGAAGAAGGGTCGAACGAAGAAAACGCCTGCCGAGCGTTTCGATAGCGACATCCAGCGTATCGCTGACCGCACGTCAGCCCTCATTGCGGAGACCGAAGCACAGCGCCAGATCAACCCGCTGATTAATGACTATGGCTTTGCCATGGAAAAGGCTCGCACAGAGCAGGAACTGCTCAACGCTGCTCAAAAGGCGGGTGTTGCACTCACTCCTGAGTTGCGAGCGCAGATTGCGCAGACGGCAGATCAGTGGGCACTTGCCAGTGCCGAGGCTAACAAACTTGCGGGGGCGCAAAACCGGATCAAGGAAAGTGCCGAGGATATGGCGGCGTTCCAAAAGGATTTGGTTGGCGGGATTGCTGATGACTTCCTAAATGGCGCAAAGTCAGCTGAGATTTTCGCGAACGCTCTTGGCCGCATCGCACAAAAGCTAATCGATATCGGCCTGGCGAACATCTTCGATACCGACAAGGGCGGCTTCAATATTTTCGGTGCTCTGGGCGGTATATTCCGTAAGAACGGTGGGCCTGTAAAGCGTGCTGGCGGTGGAATCGTTCGCGGTCCTGGCGGGCCACGTGGCGACAAAATCCCGGCGATGCTGAGCGATGAAGAATTCGTTGTCAACGCGGCTGCGACAAAGCGCAACCGTGCTTTGCTGGAAGCGATCAACAGCGGGCGTGTTATCGGACTGAAGGATGGCGGCTCGCCTTTGCGCGCCCCATCCGTGCCGATCCTTCGGTCACCTGCTGCGTCGCAGCAAGCGCAACAAAGCATCGCCGACGTACGTGTGTTCGTGGATCGTGATGGCAACTGGCAGGCCGAAGTCGAACGCATCTCACAGCGCAATGTGAAGCAAGGTTTGGCTTCTTACGATAAGACCGGAGCCGTTCGGACTGCACGCGATCTGCGGCAGGTCAACACAAGGGGACTGGCAAAGTAATGGCTGAACTTCTTCCTACTGGCCTTCGATATCAGCCCACTTTCCCAGTCCTTAATCGCCCGGTTTCCATGTCTCAGTACGGAGATCGGGCGATATCGGCGATTGAGAATGGCGACCCTTTCTGGACGTGGACTGCCAAAGTTACCGATTTGACGAATGCCAAGCGCAATTTGCTCGAGGCATTCATCGATCGTTGTCGCGGAGGTCAGGTTACGGTGCATTACACACCGAAGCACGTTTGCATCCCGCAAGCCTATTGGGGAGATGCGAATAACCCGGCTATTACCGGTACGGGATCACTGGGTGCGATCAATGGCAACACGCTCACGCTGAATGGCGTGGCAGTCGGACTGAAGCTGATGGGCGGCGATTTGATTGGCTTCACGATTGGCGACTACAACTTCATCGCCCGCATCGTTGCCGACGCCTTGTCTGCCAGCACGACCCTGCAGGTGAAGATCGAGCCGTTCTTGCCGTCGTACATCACGGTCGGAGCGACGGTGCGTTTCAAGAACCCCGTGATGAACATGCGGCTGATGCCGAAGACGTGGGAAATCGGCGACGGTAAGTTTCCTGATGCGTCGTTTCAGCTTGTGGAGGTGCCGAAGTGAAGGACGAAAAGTTGGAAAAGGAAGGAAGAGATTTCTTCGGCTTCACTCCGGCGATGTCTGAGGCTGTTGAACGCGAGCTTTCGTATTACGACGGGTTTTGTCTAATTGAGGTGGTAAAAAAGGCTTATCAGGAAGTGAAGATGCTCGACCCATCTTTTTCAGTATTAGATAAGCTGTAATATCGATCGCATACAGTCCTATATCTTCACAATCGCGAACCAGTTGGTGGATTTCTTGTTTGTCAATGCGGTCCTCATACTCACGGACTTCGCCTTTTGCATACTCAGTGCGTAGCACCAAGTGTTCACCTTCTTTACTTAGTGAACCATGAACGAAGTAGTTTCTGTGTTCATTGAGCCGCTCTAAGGCTATCGAGAGTTGCCGCACATGGTCTTCAATCTCATTGTGTATCGACGTTGATGATGCCGCTCTCAAAGCAAACCAAAGAGATTGTCCGTTTAGTTCATTTGTCACTGCTTGAATGCCAGCCGGGCCGCCAAGCAGACGATTGAGTAGCAGTTTTGAGCTATTCTCGGCATTATTCCATGAGATGACCAGTGATCCAACTAAATGTTCAATGCTTATATCGTGCAACGGATATTGACGCCGGTCGGGCCGATTGCCGGGATGTTTTTTACCTTTTGACATAACTTTCCCTCCGCCTAGTCATCAAAGCCGAGTCGCAATCGGAAGTCGAGTTTCCCATTACATCAGGAGGCCACATGGCCTTTCCCGCACGTCTACAGCAACTGCTCAACGAGGGCAGGGGCAAGATAGCTTCTGCCGTAAAGTTCGAATTCGGCACTGGCACCTATGGCTTTTTCTCGGGCAAGGGCAGCGTCGATTATGGTGGCCTGACCTATCATGGCAACACCATCATCGATATCGATGAGCCAATGTACGCGCTCGGTACGTCTGCGCAGCCCGTCACCATGCGCCTGCCAGCGAGGGCCGATTTCGGCCTTACGCCGGATAAGCTCGGGCTGATCGAACAGGAAGATTATAAGAACCGCCCTGTCACCTTCTACGACTTCTATTTCGACCCGGAGAACAACGCTTTCCTTCATGCCGAACCAACCTGGTACGGCTATGTCGACTACATTGATCACCGCGAGGAAAGCGATGAGGTCTGGCTTGAAGGTCACATCGAAACCGGCGCGGTCGATAATTTCCGGGAAGGCTATCGCTACGCCTCGCATGAGGACCAGCAGCTTGTGTCGCCCGGCGACATGCTTTTCGAATATGCCGCGAGGATCAAGAATGAGTTCTTCAAAATCAAATTCGGATAGGGTTCCCAGCTGGGATCGGGCGCTGGAAGACTTGGCGACGGCCCATGTGTCGATCTTACCAGAATGGGGTGTTTCAGACTGCCTCATGACGGCCGCCGATGCGATCAAGGCCGTTATCGGTGAACATCCGCTCGCCGAGTTTCGGGGCAAGTACAAGACTGAAGCCGGTGCGGCTCGAAAAATGCGCGCCAACGGCTGCGAGAACGTCAAGGACGTGTTCGAAATTTATCTCCAGCTAGAACCGGTTAATCGCCTCTCCGCCCGCCGGGGCGATGTCGGCGTTATGCGCATCAATGACGAATACGTGGCCGGGTTCATCTGCGGCTCTGGGTTTGCGGTCAAACAGCCGCATGGGCTCACGTTCTTTCCGGTGACGGATATCGAGCAAGCCTACAAGGTCGGCTTGTAACCAACACGACAATTTGCGCCTTTGAAGGTCCGCCAGCAGCGGGCCTTTTTTGTTGCGCCTGTTTGAGGCTTCCGAATGCCGTTTCTCGCTCCGATTTTCACCGCGATTGGCGGGCTTGTATCGAGCGTGGCCGCATGGGCGGCTGCGAGCCCGATCCTTGCCGGGATCGCGCAGACAGCCTTCGGCATTGCACTCAAATATGCCGTCAATGCGCTGTTCCCTCCCAAGACGCAGAGCCGCGCTTCGGAATTGGAAACCCAGTATGGCGCAAATATCCCACGTTCGGTCATTCTTGGCACGTGCGCGACCGAAGGCCACCACATTTATCGCAACAGCTACGGCAGCGGCGGTCGGCTCATTCAGGATGTGTTCGTGTTGTCGAGCTTCCGCATCACGGCGGTGCCGCGCGTTCGTTACAATGGTCAGTGGCGCAACCTGACGCAACAGGACGCAAATGGCTACTGGCTTGTGCCGAATGAGGGCACGAGCGGCGACGATCACGACAATGTTCGTGTGAAGTTCTTCTATGGCACTATGGATCAGCAGGCCGAACCTACGCTGATCAACAATGCCCGTCCGGATGGCCGCTGGACTGCGAACCATCGCGGCGCTGGCGTTGCTTATGCTGTCGTGTTCTCGGAATTGCGCAAGAATGGCGATGGCCTGACTTCACCGGCAAAACTGTTGTTCGAAGTTGTCGGCGCGCCGCTCTACGACTGGCGCAAGGATAGCACGATGGGCGGTTCGGGCGCGCATCGTTGGGACGACCAGAGCACCTGGGAATATTCCGACAATCCGGTCGTCCAGATTTACAACCTGGAGCGCGGTTTCTTCAACGGCACGCAGCGCATGGTCGGCAAGGCTGTTCGCGCCAGCCGCCTGCCATTGGCAGAATATACCCAGGCGGCGAATATCTGCGACGAGGTCATGTCGGACGGTTCGAAGCGCTATCGCGCCCATGCGATTGCCAAGGATGGTCCCGGCGCGAACTACGACGCCAACTTGACGCCGATACTCGAAGCCATGTGCGGCTCGTGGGTGGAGCGTGTCGACGGCGAATTCCCGATTGCCGGTGCGCCACAGGCTATTGTTGCGACCATCACCGACAATGATATCAAGCGCGGGGCTCCGCTCCGCTTCAGCGTGAAACGCAAGCGGACTGAACTTATCAACACTGTCGCAGCTTCCTATGTCTCACCGGAAGATTTCTACGAGACAAAGGACGCGGCGACGCGTATCGATGCTGGCGCGCTGGCGGAAGATCGGGAAACGCTTGCCAGTGCCATTCCTTACGCTGCTGTCACCGATGTGCGGCAGGTGGACAGACTTGCGGATATCGCCATCCGTGGCGCTCGCTATCAGGCATCGGCGGAAATCGTCGTTCATCCGAAATTCCTCGACACAATCAAGGAAGGCCGGTGGGTTCGCTGGAACAGTGCGAAGTATGGCGACCGCACATACCAAGTGCTGACGCGCCAGCTTGGCGGGATCAATATCGACGGCGCCCGCGATATCTCAATTGCGCTGCAACAAATCAGCAATGGCGTCTTCGATCCGACGGCATATGAAACCAATCCGCCGAACATCATCGTTGTGCCGCCGCCACAGTATCTGGCCGAGGTGCAAGGCTTTGATGTTATCCCGACAATCGTTAAGGCTGATGGTGCCGGAGAGTTGCCGGGTGCACGGCTGCTCTGGGATACGATTGATGATATCTCGGTTGTCGGCGTTGATATCGAATACTGGCCCGCAAACGATCCGAGCCAAGTGTTCAAACGGTTCGTCACCTGGGATGTTGTGAATGTTCTTCTGGTCGAAGGCCTGACTTCGCTCACGGATTGGTTTGTGCGCACGCGTTTGCGTGTGGACAATGGTCGGTCTGTGGCTTGGTCGGCGGCAAAACCGTTCCGCACCCTGAACGCCCAAGGCGATCGGAACCCGATCGATTATGAAGGGCTGGCCGATGACTTGAAGGGCTATCTCGGATGGATCGGGCCGCAGGTTCGCGAATTGATCCGGCTTAGTCAGGAACTGGTTACGCAGATCGCTGACAACCATGCCAACAGCTATGAGGACCGGCAAATGCTGGTTCGTCGGTTGGAAAGCACTTTCGGCAGTGCTCAGGCACAGTGGGAAGAGGCGATCTTCGTTGCCACAGGGCCAAACAGTGCCATAGGGCAGCAGCTGACCCGGATCAACGCCCAACTCTGGGACGATACCGGGGCAAGCATTATTCAGTTGCTGCAAGTCCGTGTCGATGGCGTCGAGGGTGACGTGGTGGCGCAAGCCAATCTCATCAAT